CCCAAATTTATCATAAACCTTTGAACGAATATCTGTAATCTCTGAATTTGCATTTATCTTTGCACACCTGAGGAAATATTGTAAAGTAGATGTAATGTCCTCAAATGCCCATTTAGGGTCATTTTCATACATTTCAGTAAAAATCTGCCACAATGCTTTACTGAATCCAATCATTTCACCATTCTTCACTGCTACAATATAATCTGAGTCATTATAATTCATTCATTCACTCTCCTATTCCATAACTCTATCGCTTCTTCTTTGGACATAGCATTGAACATATGATCTACCCATACATTACAGTCCTTACAAGTGATAGAACAGGTGATGGCGGTTTCACATCTTTCCACTATCACTTTTACATCTGTCGAACCGCAGAACGGACAGGGTTTTAATTGATTCATTCTTCCCCCACCTCTATTTCGTATTTCTTTCTACCTTCTCTCTTCATATATTCAACTGCTTCATCCCAACTCTTACAACATTGGGTCTCTCCCCAGCACCTACCATCGTCCCATTCGTCCCAATGAACCCAAATCATTCAATCACCCTCGATGATACTGATGAGGAGGTCTATCATCTCAAGACCTGAGAGTTTTCTGGCAACCTCTGTTCCAGAGAATCCTCTGATGGTCTCGACGAGGTCCTCATAACGTGCTTCGTAACGTCCCGCCTTGTTTGCGTATGACATCGCATTGCTAAAGTTGGCTTTCTTCATTTCTTCTCACCATTGACTGCGAACAGGGGGCTCTCGCCGTGGAATGAGCACCTAAGGAACTCGATGTATGTCTTTGCCTTGTCGAGGTCCTCGTCTCCGTTCTTCGCCCTGAATCTGCACACGTATTTGAAGATGTTTCCGATGCAGTATCCCTCGAAAGCTTCAGGAGTCATTGACCTATACATGATCTCGATAGGCTGCTCCTTGACAACATCGTTTCCTTGATAATGTGCGGGACTAATCATCAGTTCACCCCCGTAGAGCCGTGTCCGCCATTGCGCTCAGATATAGGTATTTCCTCGTTATTGAAGACACCGAAAGGTAGAATAATGCCCTGCATAAATCTCTTGCCCTTCTTAATAGTGAGGGGGATATCGACAGTCATAGTTGCCTTGATTGTATCCCTGTAATCCATATCGATGATTCCGACGGTGTTCCTGAGTCTGAATCCGTAGTTGCTGCCAAAACCCGATCTAGGTACAATCAGCATAAACCATCCGTTATGATAACTAATATTAGAGTGATTGTCCAAAGCGAGTACACACTCCTTACCATCGAACCGAACACCTGTGTCAATCGTAGTCCACTCGCCGGGAGTGAGTACAATGTCTTCAGGTGCATAGAAGTCGTATCCGCAACTTCCAATGGTCTGTCTCTTAGGAATTTGTCCTGTATTAGATTGCATAGTAGTACATCCCCAACAGTATATTTAAAGATTATCCTCGTCCACGACATCCCGCCCCATCAATATGACTTCCAGAGTTATCAACGGATACCTAACCTCATCCCAACCATTCGCAAAACAATATTTTGCATAAGGATCCTTAGGGATGAATTCAAATAGATGCCTAAGTGCCATAAATGCAATACTGAACGGTTGTGTCCATTCATTGAGGGAAACTGTATCCCGATAGTATTCACCGATATTTAAACTCATATTTTTATATAATTATCTCATTATTTATATATTTCGATATATATCGATAATGTATGCCAGATGCGGATAAACCTATTAGAATGACTGAAAAGGATTTAATCAAGAAACAAGAGGTTACTGAACCTGTCAATATCAGCGATTCGCTGGTGACAATGATTAGGTCCTCCGCACCCAAGGCCGATTGGAAACTGACAGACGAGATTGTCGAGAACATCTGTCACAATCTGGGACACGGTGTACCTATCGAGGCTTGCGCGGCTTGCGTCTGTGTGACTCCGCATACATTGAAGAACTGGTTGAAGAAAGGTCAGGACGAGGTCTGTAATCTGACACAGGAAGAGGTCGATGGGGCGGAGAATATCTTGGATATCCTTTCACCTTACGGTAAATTATTCCTGAGACAAGCACAGGCGAAAGGGAATCTGTTGGCCACGATTATGGACGCGATTTACGACAGGATGTTCGAGCAACATAATGAGTGGTTGCTGACATATCTCGCGGAACGTGTGGATCCCGAGACATTCAACCTCAAATACAAGACTGAAATGAAGAAGATTGACAACACCAATGTCAATACAGGTACGCAGAATTTCGTCAATATCACATTCGTCAATGGAATGGATGGAAGACCCGCTGACGAGGTTCAATTCCTGCAAGACAGTCTCGCACATCTCAAAGAAAAATATGCAAATAAACACGGTCAGGTAATTGACGCGGAATCTCAATCAGAATAACGCCATATATATCCGTGGGCAGTCTTCTTTTTGCCACGAGCACATCTTGATAGGTGTGTGGCATTCTGTTTAGGTATGCCAGATTTTTCACAAGCTTCTACAAGAGAATTGTATTCATCCAAAAATTCCCCATCTAGTGAATATTTCCTAATTTTGCGGTTGTTTACTGTACACATCTTGGCCCTATATTCGGGATTTTGCCAACAGGTTTTTAACTAGGTATTTTTCCATTCGAGATATTCAGGAGTAGTTAGTGCTTTCTTGATATTGGCTTTGTGTGTTTCATCCATTGGTTTGTTATAATACGGCCTATGTAATCTGAATAAATATTGGGGATCTGACATCAATTTAGCAAAATCATTATAATAATTATAATGTTCCTCTGCCCATTTATATCTCGCATCAGATATTTTCTTTTTAGAATATTGAGACATATATTTGCTCGTACTGCCACCAGACTCCAAATTGTACCCATTAGGGTACATTGAATTATATTTCAAAATATAATATTGCTCTGCTCTATCTAAATCAGATAGTTTACACAGATTGATAATAAATAAGCTATAAGAATATTTACCGCAAGATAATGCATTGTCGAAATACCTTGTACGTTTATCATATTGATTGTGCATATGCTGATTATGCCTGATTTTCAATGGCTGAATAGTCTGCCCAATATAATATTTATTACTTGATAATTGGTATAAGTATATACACCCATAACCTTTGCGAGGCCTGAATGTTAATGCGTTGAAACCATATATTATTGGAATATTCTCGTACATTTCCTCTCCTCGTACAATGAACACGCGGAAATATGCGTGTACGAGGCACATACTTTCGAGTTTCGAACCTCTATCCGCACAAGACATATGACTTTTCTACTATTTAAATCTTTATATATCTCAGAATAATTACTTTTAGTATGGACGGCGTACCAACCAACATCGAAATTCTGGAACATTTCAAGTTCCTGTGGGATGGTACTAGTGACCCTTATAGGTTTGTAGTGTTACAAGGAGGTGCAGGATCAGGTAAGAGTAAGTCCATCTGCCAAAGACTAGTGTATATGTTTCTCACATACGCCGATATAAACATTTATATCGTCAGGGCAAATATGCCCGCGTTGAAGAGAAGTGTGTACCTAGGTTAATGGCAAGGACCCTTCTATCGTTGAAGAACTCTCTATCTGGGGCTGCCCTGCAATGGACTGGCTCAACAAATCAGAGAATCAAATAACGAACCCTCAGAACGGCAGTCGTTTCACATTCATTGGACTGGATGATCCCGAGAAGATTAAATCCATCAACGCCAATTACGTATGGATTGAGGAAGCGACTGAGTTAAATGTCGATAAGTTCAACCAGTTGGATTTGCGTCTTCGTAGAGATAACCCTGTACCCGGTAAAATCAACCAGATGTTCATTTCTTACAACCCTATCTCTTATAACAACTGGGTCATTCGTACATTCCACACCAATGTTCCCCCTGAGAGAGAACCGCAGATATATCGTTCCTTCACCAATTTCACTCAGAACAAATATGTTAAATTGGAGAATGCTAAGAACTGGTTGAGCACCGCAGAAAATAATGAGATGTTCTATCAGACCTATATCTTAGGTATCCCCGGCATCCCTATGGGGCAAATCTATCAGAACATATCCTTCGAATCCTCTGACCATTGGCCGATAGAGGTATGGGACATACGTCCATATTATGGTATCGATTGGGGATTCATCGATCCGATGGTATTGGTAGAATGCAGGAATTACAACGGTAAATTGTACATCCGTTGCTTATATCACGAAACCGAACGCAAAACCGCAGACCTGATTAAGTTTATGAAATCTATGGGTATAACCTCTGCAAACGAAATCTATTATGACAGTGCAGAAGCCGATAGGGGTGCTGAATTGCTAGCTGCGGGATTCACCGCTTATAAAGCGATGAAGAATATCAAGGCTGGTATTTCATACTGTCAAAGCATCCCGATTATCTTCGATGATAGCGGAGATATTGGTGAGAGAGCTGCTCAGGAAATCCTCGGATATACTTGGGAAAAAGATCCGGACAATCAGGATAAATATATCGATGAACCGATAGAGACCGACAACCACGTTGCAGATGCTCTCAGATATGCTGCATTTACCCGCCATCTGCGTTCTGTAGAAGTATCGACTGGTAAGTTAGAGATAAATAACGTAAAAGAATGGATGGATAAGAAGATGTTTAACCCCTCTGTAGAGAGGGGTACGGGCGCATTCGACCCGTATTAATATTTGCTCTCTACAGGAGTAGGTCTTTCAGGGGGATTACCGCCACGGAGTGCGTATTGCCTAATCTTATAAGCATACATCTGCCACTCCTTCTGTTTGCCCCTGTAATAACCCGCATAGTCAGCACCGGGGATGCAAGTGTAATCGATACAATGCTGAATCTCCGCGTGTGCTATTGCTAACTCGCTTTCAAGGTCGATTGTCGGTTTCTCTGGTATGGGCTCGGGTTCAGGAGCAGGGGTTGAAATTGGCTCCTCAACGGATTCAGTTGTAAGAGGAGTAACCTCTTCAACGTTTTCAATCGCAGGTTCTTGGTTTTTATTTTTGCGTGCCATAGTATCACTCAATATCTCTGTGATTTAAATAGAAATTCTTCAGTAGGGTATACTGGAATGATTATCCTACCTCCGATTGCGGATTTGGTAGATAGATTCGAGGGAATATACCCAGTAAGTTCCAGTGGTATATATGCACAGGTATCACAGAATTTCACCCCTGCATACATATGGGTTGGGAAGTAGATTAGAGCAACATCCACCCCAAGATTAATTGCGATTCCAGCATACAATAATGCCGAATCTTCACAATCTCCGCATTTTGTCATAAGTGTGCGAACGGGGAAACACCAACAATTCCTCAATCCGAATCTCCTAGAATCGCTGACATATTTCACATTCTGCTGAATCATTGCCTGTAGACAATGAATCTTATAATCCAGCGATTTCCCCCTGCATAATTCATCGAAATCCTCAGCAATCTGTTTAATAACGGGATCATCGAGGGTTGCGAAGTATTGCAGATTGTTCACATCACTATCGTGAACTTGCAGATGATATGTACTCAAATATATAGGGGGCACATCGATGATATACTTTCTCCATTTATAATACCATATCAGTTTGGTGTTGGAGCCACCGTGCACCGACTTATTATATTTGTATATGCACAATATTACTCCGATATACGACAGGTATCCGAGCAACAAAATACATATGAACATCATCAACATTATATACCCTACAACATTCAAGATATATAAAGAAGAGAGAGGGGCGGGGTTCGCTGATACAAATGTACGAGCACTATGTGCAAGTCGTCCCGTTGCCCTACTCTTATATTTAAGATATTGTGTCTATAATATATAAGGTTTTAGTGACAGAGTTCCGCATACCGAGATTTGGAATTGATAATAGCATCCTTGACATCATAATCCTTTACTGACTTGGTACTCACGGTAATCTCTCCCATAGCACAAAGATTATTATAAATCTCTGGATACGAAGATTTAAGTATCTCGGTATCTACCTTGGAAAGATTCTTGCATACGATTTTCATCTCGGTCCCATCATAGGATGTGACGATCTCTCCATCCTTAAATTCAGACAGATATCCGTTCGCCATCTCCTTGGCCTGTTTAGCAATAGCGGAATACCGTTTAGCAAGTTTGAGCAGGTATGCGGCTTTATCAACATTTGATTCGAATTGTTCGAGTGCATCGAACTCAGGATAATTCTCGTCCATAACGTATAATCTCCGAGTTATTATTTAAATTTTATCAATGGTGGTCATAGTGATTTTATCCTTGACGAATATCTTATTCTCATCGATGGACTCGTCACTCGTTCCTTCTGCAAGAAGGATGTAAACGTCCGCGTGCTTGCCATCCAAGGGCCTGATTACCCTGCCGATAGTCTGACATAGGGTCAGAGGCGCAGTGGCCGTAGAAACGATGATAGCCACATCTGCTTCGGGATAATTGAAACCTACTTGAAGTTTCTTACAGGATATACAGATATTCACATCCCCGTTTATAAATCTGGATAGCCCCTCGTGAGTAGATAAATGCAATGTATTATCGATACCTCTTGCGAGTAATTCCGAAGATAATTTTTTAGCCTGCTCCTGCAACATACAGAAACACATTATCTTACGTTCCTTGTTCTTCTCGATTAATTTGATTGCGTGTAATAGCCTAGATTCGAACTTATAAGTGATTTGTCTGCGCTTAAGGTACAACATTTGCAACCTTGGGTCGTTATAATATGTAGAGTAGGGCCATTTCTCACGATATCCGTTAATCGAGTTGGTTTGTTTGATATATTTCTGCATTTCTTTTTCGGTAGGGGGGAACTTGACAAGGTGGATCTGGGTCTCTGCGATGTTAGCTTCATCGTAGTTGACCTTCTGGAAGATGGGGCCGATTTTTCTTTCACTTCCGTTAGGTGTGCCGGACATACCGAGGATATGTTCTACCCCATAATCCAGCACTCTGCCCGATGCCTTTGCCATTACAATATGACACTCGTCAAGAATCAGAAGTTGTGGGAAGAACCTCTCACGGTTCTCACGCTTTAACTTCTCGAATCTGCTGACTGCTGCGAGATATGTGAAATATTCCAAGTCGGGAATATCCTTGCACTCCGCTTTCCATTGATTAATAACCTCTTTCGTATTCGCAACAATCCATACCCTATCAAGAGGAAAAAATTCAAGGTATTGTTTGATACAGTTGGCTCCGCATCTGGTCTTTCCGGCGGACGTACACGCATAGAGTGTTCCTTTAAATCCAGTATTCGCCCACAATTGAAAAGTCTTCTCTTGCCAAGCGTACTTATTTTCAGTCATTGAAAAAAGATATACAATCGAGTATATAATAATATTTGTTCCCTGTAGGGGTAGAGGTCAACAGTCATTCCCTGTAAGGCAGTGGAGCTGCGGACATACCCCCGTGAGGGAGGAGAGTGCGGGTATCACTCTCTTGTAGAGATCACCCATATGGAGTTGGCTTTACCCTGAGGGAAATATCTGATTGAATTTATCCTCTGAATCCTGCCTGCTCTGGTAAGGTCGGATATACGACCTGCGACAGAGGGGTGACGCAACTTCAATCCGTCTTCTACCTCTTTAGAGGAAATCCCGTTAGGGAAAGCGGATATATAGTTGACGATCACGTTAGAGATTCTGCCAAATCCTACTGGGGGTTTTTTCTCAGTATATACATAGGTGACATAGTATTTAAACCCATCGTCGCGGAGAACACATCTTGTGTATTCTGACGGTGCAAGAGATTCATCCCAAATTACGTGAATAGGATAAAAAGCCCCGCCACGGGATAGGATAAGGTCACCCTCAGATCCGATATAGATTGCATTAGACATATTTGCTAATGATTTGCATTGTATATAGACAAATGTCTGTTGCTCTTTGGTCTTGGGTGTACATCTGATTACTGAACAACCGTTTATATCGAATTTTGCTACCCAATCCCCGCACTTGGCATATCTGGACATCCAAACACACCTGATAAGTTCGGATAGAGAATTGATACCTTTGTGTTCGGAATCATCCCCGAAACAATAGATATATTCAGACGTAGCAATCCTCTGGACCCCATGATCGATGTATAAAAATCTCCCTTGACCGATGGGCTCTATATCCATAGTCAGTATTGCTTTATTATCAGGTAAACATATGATATATAATCTACCAATCATTCTTTCTTTCCCCTTGTAGAGTAAATGTCTAATTTACGTTTATCGATTTCATCCTTAAGGTATTGTAAATCATCGAGAGCAGAATCGATTACCAACCTACGTTCAGCCTTGGAGCTGCCAACTGGAATCTGAATCTGGATACGTCCTTTGGTTTCTGAACCAATAACGAACACGTCACAGGGAACTCCGCGCAGGTATTTCACCCGGTCCTCGGAGAATATCTGTTTGGCATCGGTCATAATGTCAGCCTGAGAGGGGATTTCTGGCGAGAAATAACCGCATTTATCATCCTCGCAGAACGAACCCTCCAAACCCTCCTTGATAACCATCTGTTTCCCGCATTTCGGGCATTTAAGCGTTGTCGGAATCATCTTCCTCTACCTCCTCTTTTTCCGTGCCCGGCGGTACTAACTGCTGGAAGTACACATTGGGTGCACAATATTTCTCTCTGTAAGGACAGAACTTGTCACAATTCTGATTGGGTGTGCGTTCAAGTTCCCTGTTCTCAATGTGGTCGATATAGTCATCACATATTTTAGGGATGTAGTCCTCAGGGAGTTTTTCGATCACAAAATACTTGCCAGAGAGGAGAGAATAGAAGAGAGCCTTGTACTCTCCGCCTTTGGCAAACATATAACAACGTGCCTGTAAGCGATACTCCTCTTTGTTCACATCCTTTCCAGTCTTGTAATCCACCACAACCTTACCCTTAGCTTCTGGGAGTGTGGAATTCTCCACCTGTAAATCAATACGAGTCTGGAGAGATACCTTACGTCCCTTGGGTGTGATGAAATCAGTATATTCGGTCATTTCGGGAATCGCACCAACGAGTTTAGCAAACTTAGGGACGTTCTCGATGCACTTGTAGAACCTATCGTGGAGATTGATACCCATACCGGGGACGACCTGAGGGACCTCATACTTTTGCAGATAATACTCTGGGTCTTTGAGATCTCCTTTAGTCATATCCTCCGCATAGTCGTGCACTGCACTCCCACACTTCGCCCAGCAATCCTCGCTCGGACCCTCGGGGAAATGAGATAGATACAGGTAAGCCTTAAAGGGACATTCCAGCATCATATTGAGTTTGTGAGCACTCAGATGGTAAACACCATCTGAGGGTACAAGAGGGTTAGGCATCTTATGCCCCGCCCTCAAGTTTCACAGACTGGTCGTGTACGACCATTATATCCGCATCGGATAGATTCTCGACAATCATCGCATTGTGTGCATCGAGGAAGGATTTGACATATTCATTCACACCCTTGTTCCTCCTCATTGCAGCCTTGATATGGATAATCATATCATTGCGAGTCATATTGCCAACAGGTATATCCTTCTTCTGAATAGTGGCAAGCTGCTCCTTGTTGATGATGTCCTCAAGAGACTCCACGGATATATCCATATCATCTGCCATATTCTTGAGGTCCCTCTTGTCGAGTTCATCCACGGCAGTATATGGGCAGCCAGATGCAATCCTGAATGCACGTGCGATTGCCCGGGTCTCTCCCAACGAGTCGATGAACTTATGCATCATTGCAGAAGTATTATCCTTGGATGCAACCGCGTGCATAACCGTAGGCTCCAGAAGAAGAGAGATACAGGGGTTGTCCTTAGAAATACCCTTTTCAGCCAGATATGAATCGCTGGGAATCACGTAGACCTTGGCTTCATATCTTACTTCATCAGACGTGGAGCGGGTGGTCTGGGTCTGGACACGGTATTCTCCCTTGAGATCCATAAGGTACTGTAATCCACCGAATCTGATGAACTTCTGAACCTTTTTGGTCTGGGTCTTCTTGTCGAAATAATCCATTTCAATGATGAACTCAGGGGGAATGTTCTCCTTGGCATCAATGAATTTGGGGTCAGACTTAGATTTTGAATCAGTCATAAATAAGTATATGACTGCACTATATATAAAAGTTGGGGAAGAAGTTTGAGGGAAGATTCAAGAAAGGTATTCTACCCTCTGACGTTTCTTCATCCATTCAGTTGTCTCGGTCCTTTCGTCAAGAGCGAGGACAATCATATCCGCGTCCGGGAATACCCTTGCAGTCTTGAGGAGATAGGTCTCATCGAGAGATTTGTTGAATAATTCATCTAATTTAGCCCTGTCAGCGGATTCCTCATAATGTAACAGGGTATTACTCTGAGGTTCGGTAACAACCAACCTATAAATAGCCATATATACAGATAAGATACTTTACTATTTATTTATTACGGTGCAATTTAGATGAAAGATAGGGAAAATGATACTCGAAGAATGAATCTTGCTTATCTGAATTTTTAAAATTTGTCAATACACGCTTGAACATAGCCTTAAGGGGAGTTAGGAACAAAATGCCTGCGAGCATCTGTATAGCAGCATCCCAAGCACTTTGTTCCATAGTCTCACTGTTTGATTTCGACAGTCACGATTTTATCATACAGGTTGACATTCTTCAGGATGTTCTGTATGTCATCGTATAATTTAACTACATTCACCGCGAATTCGAGAGGTGTGATAGTCTCGTCTTCTTCCATCAGCGTGATGTCTTCCAAGGTCTTACTAAGTGTGGTAAAGTAAGTCGTACCGTTCTCTTTATCATACTCTTTGATTGCATCACCATAAGTCGTGAGTGCTTTTCTCAGATACGCGATAACCATCGATGCCATCTGGTCAGCCTTGATTAACTTCTGATCCTTGATGTAAAAGATGATTCCCGCTATGACAATTCCAATCACAAATGCAACGATTGTAATAACGTCCACATTATCACCGATTGAGATATATTATACAAAATATATAAAGAGTGGGTCTTAAAATTATGGAAGTATCATCCAACCGTTATTAATATGCTGGACATAAGTGGTACACAGTTTTATATATCTACTAAAAAAGTAATTGATTAGACAATTGTCTAATTATAAAATATTGATTAGATATTTGTCTATCAAACCAGTAACACCCGAAACACATACTAAAAAGCAATAACGTATTACTTGAAAAAAAATTGTATTAATTCTACAGATTTGTGTACCATTTGTACCACGTGTCCATCGACTTTTCAAACATTTCGTGAATTTTTGCATACAAAACGTAGACAATAGCAATAAAATCGATAATATTGAGATAAAAACCATCAGTTTTTTGCGTGTTACTTTCACGAAATGTTGATTTTGGTCGTGGACAAGTGGACATCTGGTACACAACTCGAAAATTAACTATAGTTTAGAATTACAATAAGTGTTCATATCCACTCATCCAACTTTACTAAAATGCCGGACACAAGTGGTACACAAAAACCGAAAAAATAGCCCTTTATTTATATATATCACTCTTTATGTACCATTTGTCCATTGTCCAATAGTAAATAATAAACCTTGAAAATAGGGGGTAGTTGGATATAAGTATTCTATAAGTAATAGGAGAAAAAACCAGTGGTACAAATGGACGTGGACCGCAAACCTCATACGTATGCAGCAATCCTCTTTGTCTGCACAGTTTTGCTACTACTTTGTGGGAATGTATTTATATGTGCTAGATTATCATCACAGTATGGCGTTAAAGACAATCAAACTTCACGGGCAAGTTAGCGAACTCATCTCCGTGTTCCCAATCTTGTTCCCCAACCACGATGATGGTTTGTATTATGATGAATTAATCGAGTCTCCGATGTGTAATCTGCACGCATTTGATTCTACACTTGAGGATAAGGATGTAAGGTTAGAGGAGATTCAACTTATCGAGTTCTGTTGCTTGATCGACAGAGCACTTGATGCAAAAGGGTATTCGGGAACATTTTCCAAGAATACGGTTTTCGATGCGCTTATTTATTACGCACACAAGAATTCACGCAACCCCCGCAGAGAATGGTTGGAGTCGCTCGTTTGGGATGGGGTCCCGAGGGTCAGGCACTATTTTCAGAAGACAATCGGTGCATCCATCCCCTCACTTACTCCCGAAGTGAGTAATAAATACATCGGTGCAGTCACTGTAGCGTGGGCTATGGGGAGTATTGCCCGGCAGTACGGTCCGGCTCAGGCGGATGTGATTCCCCTGCTTATCGGTGACCAGAGGATAGGAAAGAGTAATTGCCTGAGGTTCCTGTCGGGGATCCAGGAATGGTATACGGATACCACTTCTGATGTTACAGACCCTAAGCAGTTCTTGGAGTCCATCAGAGGGAGTGCCATTGTAGAACTCTCGGAAGCTACCGCAATCCGTTCCAAGGAATCCGAGCGCACTAAATCGTTCATCTCAAAACGTGAGGACACATATAGGAGACCATATGACCGTACCGTGACCACCGTATATCGCAGGTGGGTACTTATCGCCACATCCAACCTCAAGACCCCATTCACCGATATAACTGGTAATATGAGGTATTTCCCCATCTATTGCGAGGATAAACCCACTAATATGATTAAACAATTCTTCGAGGATCCTGTTTTCGCACTCGCTGAGGTCGAACAGTTCTGGGCAGAGGCTATGCATCTCTTTTTCCACGAACACTGTACACCTAATCTGTCTGATGAAATCAAGGCTATCGCTGTGCAGGTGCAGGAGTGCGCCAGTAAGCATAATGAAGCTGTCGAATATCTCAATGATTATCTCGACAATGACCCTAGATATAGTAAAGAGGGAGCATTCATCACTCGTGAAGAGATATACAATATCATCAGGGGATCCCCACTTAGTACGAACCAGATATACACCAATAGGGAGAATTTCATCTTTACTTGGTATAATAGCAGAGGATGTGAATGGAATGAAGCGCGGCCCCAAATTAAAAATGAACTTGGCACGGTTTCCAGACCTCGTGGATTCATTAGGAAATCTAACGCAAACCCATCCTACGGTCTGTGAGGGCAATCCAGTAGAACCGTTGGCAAGGGAAGACTGGAAATCCATACACTATGCAGCCGTCATCATTGATGAAAAATCTATGGCTTTACTCGGTGTGGGAGATACAGTCAACGAATGCAGGGAGAATATCATTACCAATATGATTAAAGCGAAGGTCCCGGCAGGTAAGATTCATACTTATATGACCTTGTTAGCATACACAAACCGCAACGAAACAGTGGTGATTCCGCGTGCGAATTCCGTGCGTAAAATCGGAATATACTATTGTGAGAGTAAGGTATTTATCTATGCACAACGTTATGGTGTATACGGAATGAAACTGAATTATGACCTCTACACGGAATCCCCGTTAATCAGGTTCGCAGGCTACGATGAAGATATGCGTAATGCTAAGAAATTCAAGTTTAATTTCTGAGGAATTACTATGAATGAAGAAATCCAAGAGGATGTAACGCCATCCGTAGGAATAACCGATAATGCTTTAGATAAAGCAATTATCATCGAGGAATTCAAACAGTTGAAGGGTGTGGGTCAGTCCCGCGCGGAAAAACTGATTGATGCCGGATATATGTCTCTCGCAGCTATCGCAATCGCAGATGTGAGGGATTTTACCGAACGTACTGGTCTTCCCAAATCTTCAGCAGAGCAACTTATCAGCAATGCCAGAGGATTGGCGGGTATCGGAGAATTCGAATGCCTTGATGAACTTGCAGAGTCTGAGGAAAAAGAAGACCACCTGACCACCGGATCTACCGCAGTAGATGAAATTCTCGGTGGAGGGTATCCAGTAGGCACTATTACTGAGATTCACGCGACCAACGGTGTTGGTAAGACCCAATTCTGTTTCACGGCTGCGGTAGAAGCAACCCGCCCTATCGAAGAGGGAGGACTTGACTGTCACGTGCTATACGTTGATGCTGAGAATACCTTTTCTGCAAAACGTGTGATTCAGATTGCACAGGAGAAGGGTGTGAGTGTTGAATCAATCGCTAAAAGGATTCATTGTGTCAAGGCGAATAATTCAGCACATCAGATCCTGTTGATGGATAAAATCAACGAAGAAGCAGCCAAATATCCAGTAAGGTTATTGATTGTCGATTCGATTATCTCACACTTCAGGAACGAGTACATCGGGCGTGGTGCATTGGCAGAACGTCAGCAACAGTTGAACAGGTATCTCTCACAGTTGCTCAATTTCGCTATCGAAAACAATGCAGTCGTGCTTGTCACCAATCAAATGATGGCCAGCCCTGATGCATTCGCATTCGGTCCATCCGATGTTGCGGTTGGCGGTAATTGTCTTGGACACGCTTGTTCTACCCGTATCGGACTCAGAAGGGGTCCGCAGGGTAAGAGGGTCATAAGGTTGGAGAAATCACCTAAACTCCCTGTCAGTGAGGTACTTTGTATCATTACTGAAGCAGGAGTTACTGATATAAGTACAAAGGCTTAAATATCTATATGGGTTCGGGTTAATTATGGTAACAACAATCTACAGCAAGTATTACCTGTCTGACGACCAGATTGAATCCCTCGTAGAGTGCGGATTCACTACCAAAGTCAATTGGTATATCCAGAATATGACCACCAATCAGTTCGTCAACTACGGACAGATTCTCGGTAACGGAGAGAGAGTCAAGGGCAACAAGCCCCTCAACCTTACTTTCCCCGACGGAGTATTCAATCCCGGTGACGAGGTCAAAGCAGGTGTGGGTAAATGGGATGTTATGGATCCCAATGGCAAGCACTGTCAGCAGGCAGTCTTCTTCTACATCGCAGATAATGGTGTGGCTATCCCCTGCAAATACAAGGAATTGCCCTCTCAGAACGGTGGAATTATTCCACAGATGCCCGCAGATTATGTGCCCCCTGTTGCAGCTCAGAGCACGACAACTCAGGCAACACTCCCTCAGGTAAAATCAGAATGCACCTGTACCTACAACAAGGTCTCTGACTACGTGGCTTGTGTCATTCACGAATATGAGCCACATTCCTGTCTCGATGGATGTTCCGATATGGACCCCGAGGACCCTGAGAATCCCGATATGATGTGTATGTACTGTAAACATCATAAGGAACTCTTCATCAAAGGGTGAGAAAGTGCAGGAGATATTGTTCTTAGACGATTCCAAGTATTCCACCAAGGTCAGTCGCAGCAAGGTCTTTAACGCAGTCAAGGCTCAAATCGAAGTGGTTTACAGGGATAATCCTACAATATCTCCTGTACAATTCGATATCCACGCATATCCGACTTTGCTCTCGCAGGGTTCAAGATATGTTGGGGTCAAGGCAATCCTCAACGAACTGGAGAGATTGAACCTTCAAACCCCTAAGAAACCTCTTTTCTGACCTTTTATTTATATATCTCAGTAGTTATGCAAAATTATGTCTAACTACATCGGGCAGAACGCTGTTCTCTGCCCAAACCCTAACTGTAAAAAGATATTTTCTTCAGCATATACCGATTCAAGAAAATGTCCTTTCTGCGGGACCCCATATATGCCCTATGATACGATGATGGGGTGTCCTGATAGATCGATTGAATCACAATTAACTCTTGCTGAGATTTTCAGGGAGGGATTAGATGGTTAAGACAGTCCCATTCGTTTTGCCCCGCCCGGTGGATGCGAATCAGGTAGGGCAGATGGTCGAGAAATGTATTCAGGATGAATACCGCAGGGAACAAGTCAGACGTAAGAGATCTGTTGATGATGAAATGAGGGAACACGTCTCTACAAACCTTCCTACTGGTGAATTTTCTTTGACGAACGTGTCTATGCATGAGCCGTGGCAACAGACCTTTTTCCATAAGTATGGGGGGCAGGCACTTCCTCTGAATCAGAACTATCGTTGTAGACATTGCGGTACAGAATTCGCAGCAGGTTATCCTCCTGAAATCTGTACAGTATGTCATAGACCTACTGATTTTGGCAGAATGATACAGGACGGAGTGTTTAAACGCTGAGTCTTTATATATCTCGACAGGATGATGGAAATTATGTTCATAATTGTACACAGAACTGGAATCGACCTTCCAGATGCATCTGCGGAATTTACGTGCAGAGTTTTAGCAAAGGTCACAAATAGGGAATTATTATCTCTCAAGAACGGATTGGTCCTGAAAGTGCCTGAAAAAGAGGGCGATTCCGAACTTATTCGTAAATTCTTCCAAAAATATCCTAAATACGTTATGAATTATTCTCGTATGCCCAATGAGAATGAGGCTGCAGAGTATATCCAGAATGAACTCGGTGGCGTATCTAAGGTAGGGTATAGGTTCCTCACATCCGTTTTGGATGCCAATAGAGTTAAATATGACTTAATAGATAGGAACACTCTTTGAAGTGTTTATATATCTCAGAATATATAACTGGAAATAATTATGAGTGTTTTCGGGGATTTACGTGAGTCGGTGAAGGGGTCCGCCGTCACGGAAGAGACACAGGACTTATTATATGAAGTATCGAATCCTGCGATACTGCGCAATTCATTGGCGCAACCTGTAAATGTCGAACCCGCATTTAAAACAGATATCCTCGAACCTGCTGCCCCCAAGAGCATTGATTATAGGAATCGTAAATCCACATTCTTCGTGGATCAATATGCAAGAGCATCCTATTATTTCAATCATTGTTCTATTTTTGCAACAACTGTTCTCCGTACAACCCAAGAAGCACTCCGTAATGGAATCGAATGGAAAGCCAAGTTCCAGTGTAAGTGTCCCCGTTGCAATACCCAATTCCCCCGTACCACTCGCAAATGTAAAAATTGTGGATTCGAAGGGACGATGATTGAACCTGACGAGACACAGAAAGATTTGCTTGTGAATTGGGAGGGTACTTCGCTATTCGATAAGGCCAATAGGAATGGTTGGGATTTATTACAATTAACACGTTCTTTCCTTATCATTAGTCAAGTGTACAATCAACCCGTGATTCTCTGTAAATCCATCTATTATGTGGATGAACACGGTAATGTAATCGAGGAATTCCCCCAGGAGTTTATGCCCATCTCTCCCGCTAAGGCCAAGATGATTTACGATGAATCTGGAGAGCCGGGCGACAATACTGGATTTTCGGTACTTGACAGGCAACAGAGTATATCTCTTACGGATCCTGACGTAGTTAAAGAAATATTCACCACAGGGTATTATAAGAACAGGCGTTATTATCCCTGTAGATGGTGCATTACCGAGACTGACGGAGGAACAGAGGGTTCAGGCGAATACTTCGCGGACCAAGAGATTTATCACGATACGTACATCCTACCCTCTATAACATATGGTACACCATTATGTCTTCTTGTAGAGGCAGATATCCGTGCTTGGATGGCCCTCGAATTGAGGATTGAGAAATACTTCTCGACAGGACACCCTCTCGGTGCATTCGTTGTGAACAATATCACCCCCGAATCTACCGCTAAATTACAACAGTCAATCAGGATTCAGATGAGGGAAGACCCTTATACTATCCCCGTGCTCGGTATTCCCCCTGCATCTGATAAAGCAACCTCTACCAAATGGCATCCTTTTGCAACGGATCCCACCGAAGCAATGATTGCGGTCAAACAGGAACTCTTACAGAGGATTACTGCAATCTTCGGTATGTCTGGATTGTTCCTCGGAGATACCGATGCAATGAGGGGTAATGGTAATGAGGGCCATCAGGTTGCCATTCTTGACCGTAACCTCGGTGTAATCCGTTCTTTCGCTAACAAATTCCTTGCTTGGATTATCAAGAAATACAAGGGAATTACCGATTGGGATATCGTAGTCGTTCAGCCCCCAGACAATCAAAGTCTTGACGAAGCTGAGAAATTCAACAAGCAGCTCCTCAACGCGAAACTCGCAAAGGACCTTGGATTCGAGATTATCTCACAAAATGACGGTATCGTAGAAATCTCCGCAACCCCTCAGAGTTATGACCCCTTACAGGCAATGTTCTCCGATGGCGGAGGATTGCAGGCAGAGGGATTCGACAACCAGCAGAAACAACTGACAGAGAATATTACATCCAACTCTATCTTCAAGGACTCACTCTCGAAATCAACAGGCGGAAATGATATGCTCAAGAGAGGTTCATTCGGTGCACACCTTATCAAAGGTCAGTCTCTTGAGGAAATGGTTGCGGATGCAATATTAACAGGGAGGATTAAGGTAAATGACCTATACATCCGTAGATGAACTTCCCAGTGAGGTCCTCAGGGCCTTTGATTATGAAGATGCAGTGTTGTGGATGGAGTCTTACAACAAGAAGTTCGAAGCAGTGCTTAACGAATTTGGCCCTGACGGGGATCCCGCTGGAAAGGCCAAGGAAGCAGCTTGGGATGCCAGTAAGAACCTTCCCTCTTCCAGATATGTTATGTGCAATGTCTCTACCGAGGTCGTTGACAAGGACGGGGATGTTGCAGACGTAGATGCATACGTTGCACAGGGCCAACAGTTTGTCAAGTTTGGCGGACAGGTTGCTCGTAACCATTCCAATCACACTATAGGAGTAGTCTGGAAAGTATTTAAAGGTATCGATGCATCTACCGAGAAACCTTGTATTGTCGTATGTATGAACTTCTTCAGGGGAGCACCTACATACGAAAAGGCTTGGAAGGATTTCTTATCCCGTAAACTCGGATGGTCTATCGGCAGTATGGTGCAGGCCACCCGTGAGTGCGATATGAATTCCTGCTACAATAGGCTCGTACCCACTCAATGGCACGAGTTATCCTTAGTTGATTATCCACGCAATCCGATAACATATAATATCGAAATGAACGAGACCGCAAAAGGAGCGGATGTTGTCGAAATGCACGAGGATGAATGTCCTGTACTCCGCAAATACCGTGAATTCAAAGAGCATATGAAAGGTCACGGCATCGAAACGCATATCGTGGAGGGTGGAACAATGCTCTTGACAGGTGAGATTACCGATGAGATCAAGGGCGATATAACAACGGAATATCCTGAGCATAGGATGTTCGTAGACAAAGGCGATGATGGGGCAGATTATGTATTATTGGTTCCCCATTATGTAGATACTCCTGACGAATTCCTCAGGGATATGGTAGCCCTGATTCAGGATGAAAGGGAGGCAATCGCCGGATATAACACAGTCACAGAGTCCCTCATCGAGGGCAACTATCTTGATGATGAAACCTTAGAGAAGACACTCAAGGCTTTTGACGAGGTAGTGCGTGATGAGGAGAATCATATCGGGGTCATTCTTGGTGTAATCAAGATTGTGGATCCTGAATTGTACTCCTCGATTGCGGATGGAATGAAAGAGGCAGAGGAAGAAGCTGATAAAGGCTGTCCAGCAGGCCAGCACGAACACGCTGGTGTTGTCGGATGCCACGACATCTTCCGTAAGCATAGTATTGATTATCAAACCAACCCTATGCAGACTCTCGACCTGACCGATGAGAAAATCGATGTTAACGCAATCAAAGATACTCCTACCGAAAAACTCAGGGCTATAGTTATCAGAATCGCAAAGATTCTTGCGAGATATGATGACGATGCCGTGAAGGATTTTATGTCCAGCACAGGCGGTAAGGAGTTTGTCCTAGCATATATGGAATTAAAACGCCGTCAAATGCAAGGAGAGGATAATATGAGCGAGTCAAATGTCAAAGACGCTGCGCCCGCCGTCAACACGGACGCGGAGACAGACAAAGGACTTATGGCTGACCCTCAGACCTCTATCGCAACCATTGCATCAACTCTTGCAGCTTTGACCAACACCATTGACGGGATCAACACCCGCATAATGCGTCTTGAGTCATCCCTTGCATCTAAGGAAGAAAAGCATTCGGATATCACCGATGCGATTCTGTCAGATGATGCTCTGAATGCGCCTGAGGAGAATACCGAGGAGAAAGCCGAGGACGATGTAATCCCCGCGCCCGAGAAGACCGAGTCAGAGGATAAGGCAGATTCTGCCGTCCCCCCTGTTGACGGTGCTGACGAAGAGAAGAAAGAAGAGACCAAGGAGGAAGTGACCGAAAAGGTCGAGGACTCCGATGGTGAAAAGAAAGAAGAGGAAACGGAATCCGAATCCGAATCCGAGTCTAAGGACTCCGACGAGAAGACCTCCGAATCAGACGATGATAAGAAGCCTGAGAAAGAGGAGAAAACGGAAGAGAAGAAAGACGACAAGGAAGAGAAGAAGGAAGACGAGACCAAGAAGGGCGATGCCGAGGAGGAGACCGAGACCGAGGAGAAATCCGAAGAGGAAGTCGAGACCAAGGAAGAGTCCGAAGAGAAGGGCGAGGAAATCCCCGCCGAATCCCCGAAAGAGGAGGAAGACAAGGGTTGCCACGGAAAGCCCGAAATCAAGGCAGATACTCCCGAAGAGGAAGTCAAATCCGACCTTCCCGCAGAAGTAGAGGCAGGCGAAACCGAGACTGTTGTCGAGGAGATGCAGATGCCAGTACCGCCCGGAGGTAATAATGTTGATTTCAGGTCAGCAATTCTCAAGAGACAGGATGAACTCAAGGCCAAGGGTGTAACATTCACCTACGGTTCTGGACAAGCATCTGCAAGTCTTGCGGGAGTGCCGGGCAGTATCCAAGTGAATAACGGATACCTCGTTCAACCTTCGACTAAAGCTACAGCCTTTGAGGGAAATGTCGCACCCGCTGACAATTCAATCAAGGGATTGTGGAAAGATATGGGCAAGTATGACCCTAAAACCTTTTTTAATAAACTCAGAGGAGAGTGAATAATATGGGAATCGTTGGAGTTACCAGTGATGGACAGTTACCCTTAATGGGTACTATGGACGATGTCTTCTCCTATTCTTGGGGAAAGGACATCAACACATTCGAAAAGAACAAAGGAGCAGGATCTGTCGGTATTGATACCGCAGGCGCAATGAACGCCATCTACGGTCCTTACCTTATGAACCTTGCTTACAACCAGCACAATACAATGGCCGCAATGGGTCAGATGCCTTACAAGACTGGTAGGAGGTTCCAAGCGGACCTTTCACTTGCTCAGACCGCATCTACTGGTGTGGTTCGCGGTGGATTCGCACCCCAGCCCACCTTCGGTGTGTACGAGCAGGTTGAGATGCCTTACAAGGTGAACGCAAAGAGGCAGGCAATGAACCTCGGTTACACCGACATTGGAGACAAATCCATTGACGATGTTATGACTTGGGAAGACTTCTTCGCACAGGAGGGTAAGACTTGGCTCTGGTCTATGAACAACGACATTCTTAGGCCCGTTACTTCCGCAAGGCTTGTCGGACAGGGTTCCGCCAGCGATGGAGGAATCTCTTCAACCGCTACCGACCCTCTCTACGGACAGAGGACCGAGTACATCGGATATGAGTCAATCGACAGGATTATCTCTAACTACACCGAGGGAGGATTCATCAACGGAAACTCTGCAACTTCCGTTCTTAACGTACCTTGGGCCCTTGACAAGCAGATGCCCTCTACCGACTCTGCAGCAGCCCTTGCAAAGTACAGGAACCCCGCAGTAACTGGTGCAGTCGCAACCAACAACTTCAACTGTTATGTTGACGAGAACTACACTCAGGGAACAACCGCAGGCGCAGCTACTCTTAGGCAGCTTGACCTTGCAATGCTTGACAAACTGTTCATATCCTGTATGCCCTTCTGGGACCAGAACTCAACCCGTGGTAAGGCACTTATCACCCGTTATGATACCCTCCAGCACATTCAGACCCTCTTACAGCCCCAGCAGAGGTATCTCGGCTTTGTCGCTGCACAGGTTGATGTGAATGGTGTCAAGACCGTAGAAGGTCAGAACACTGGATTCCAGGTCTCTACCTACAACGGAGTACCCCTTCTTCCCGACCTTATGGTCAACGGAGGAACTGTCGGAGGATCCTACGCGGACGGTGTCGGAGATATCTTCCTTATCGACTCTGACATTGTTTCAAAGGGTGTTATCCAAGCACCTGTTGTCGAGATCTCCCAGAACCCCATTATGACTGGAAGGTACACCCGTCTCTGCGATATGCACGAGATTGGTGAGGTCCAAGTCAAGGGGGCCTTTAGGGGACTCGGTAAGGTGAAACACATCCAGTGAGTATTTATATACTCAGGGGGGTTTATCCCCCCATCCATTTCACAATAAATCTAATGGAGTGAATAACTATGGCAGACGATGACCCTGTGACTACATTCAAGATTATTACCCCCGCAGTTGGCGGAGGACTTGGAGACAAGAAAGTCGAAATCATCAAGTTCGACGGAACTACTGGAGTGACCAACTTCAAATCCGTTCCAATCTTTATGTGTTCCGACGCAGGTGCAGTTTCTTATAACGCAGAGACTGGTACTGTTACTGTTGCATCAGCAGGTGCAACTGCAATGTTCGTCTTCAAGGGATAAACGTTTTACATTAAAGGTGACACTATGACAACAATTATATACCCCGGCGAGAATTGGACATACAAATTAAATGATATGGCTGAGACCTCTGAGGATTATATCGTTGATGGTGTCACCATCATTTCACTTTCAAACAAGAATAAACTCAAACTCACTGCCAGCCTTAATGCTGGCGATAAACTCATATTATCATCTTATTTCGAGGATGGGATCTCCATCAATGAGGATAATATGCTTGTAATCAACACTAAAACAACCGTTCCCCCATCCGTATTCAAAGCATTCAGAGTTTATTTAGAGGATTATGATGGGAACGTTGCTACATATTCACTCGACAATGATATGGTAGGAAAGGAGCAGATTATCCTTACCGATGCATTTGTCAAGACATCTAAAGATTTCAACCCCTCTTTCATTACAAGAGTGGGATTCATTTTCGATAATCCGAAGGATACTCGCAATCTTATGTTCATCCTTTCGGATATGCACACTGTATATCGTGTCAAGCCTACCTATGCCCAGCCAGAAGAGGTTATCGAACTTCTTGGAATGGTAGATAATAAGGGAGAATTATTTAAACTTACTGATACATCAGTTCCCTCATATAATGCTATTGCCAAGCGTATCTGCGAAGCCGAGGAGTTTATGGAAAACGCTTGCAGGAATGCGTGGACCGAGAGGAGGACTGTCGGAGAGATTAGGAATGCAGATGCGGTTTGGACTGCATCCTTCGGATATCTGGGTATATTGGCATCCGATACTATGGAGAACGGAACACAGATGTTCTTCAAGGGAATCCCTGTCAAACTCACCAGAGACAACATTCATAAAATCGATTATACCAAAGGAGATAAGGTCGAAGTCCGTAGGTACGGTAGTGAATGGATGGAAGTACCTCAGAATGCCGTATGGTGTGACGAACAAAAGGGAATCATCTATGTAAAGACGATATTCTTCCAGAAGGATGCATCTGTACGTGTGACTTACAGATACGGTAAGGGCCCTTGCCCTGGCGATATCAAATTAGCGGTTCTTTACAAGGTCGCAATGATTATTGTCGGTACAGATTGGTACAGGCAGAGGTTCCCCCAGTCCCCTATGTTCGACCCTCTCAAACAGGAAACACTCAACCAATGGGTGTGGGCCATCAAAGATGCGATCCGGGCACACACCGATGTTATATCTTGTGGGTGTATGTGATATAATGTCCGATACCGCAGACTATGAATTCCAAGGATATTATGATGATGATGCGAGGATGATTCACGATATCCTTGAGCGTGAGTGGAACGAGGATGAATTGAAGGACAAGGTATTGCTTTATTTCGATGAAACAAAGGACATATCTTCCGTCAATTTCAACACTGGTGAACTTGCAATCAAGATTTATGCCGATGATATAACCACTGACCCGATGGGTATAGGTTTCGATTCAATATCTGAGGACAGGGACATAACGCTTGAGATTCGCACTCTTGATAGAGATCTGTATATGGGTGCTCTTGACGAGATTATGAGGATATTGGTGAAATATCGTCTTAGGCCCGGCAATACTTGGGACACACTTTGGGTAGACCGTTATGAAAGAGTATATCCCACGGAGAAATTCTTCCACGGAAGATTCATCATACACTTGAAGAAATATTGTCACACATTACCTCTTGCAAGAGAGAACTGGATTAATGGTAATGTGTACTATTGAGTGAAATATAATAAGTATTTATATTTCTCGTTTTGTATATATCTATTCATCCTATATATTTATATAGGGGGACATATATATGTTTGAGTTCAGAACGAAAGAAATCACGGGGGTTGCTGAATGAGCGGCTACCGTGTAATGGCCGGGTGCGGAGTCATCCCCAGAGATATGACCAAATCTGGGTCTGGGACAGATGTGCCCGATGAAATTCCCAGCACATATGATGATGTGAAGGTGTTATTGCAAAACTACCTCACTAAACGTATCGGTGCTGGTGTGACGATGTCCTTATCCAGGACTAGGAACAACAACTACATTCAGGAGATGGGTCTGAGGGAGTTCACCGCAGCAACCTCTGGTAACTATGAGGTAAGTTTCTCTTTCGACGGGATTTTCTCACCTAAGTTGTGCATCCCCTCCACTCCCCACGATACTACTGCGGATCCCTTCGAGGGTTGGCTTGCATATGCATTTATGATGGGGAAGGACAACAAGGCAGAATCCTTTATCCTCAGTTCCATTGTGACAACCACAGCCTACTCCGATGCAGCCTGCACTACTGCATATTCTGGGTCAGATGATGGTGCTACGGTGTATCTTGCACAGGGTAGTGGAACCACGATGAAGAAGTTCGGTCAACCCGTTCTGTACAAGGATTTCAATACATATAACACCTTTGCGAATGCGACTGGCAAGACCGTGACTTTATTCGGTTACACAAATCTTACAGGACCTAAATATTTCGACATAGGTTATCAAAAGATTAACTCTCACGCATCTGGTGTGGGTAAATACGATGGTCTCGATGAAATCGGTGTGCTTATCGGTTGCGTGATTGACTCAGCATCAATCTCTTACGAATCAGGAAGCGATGCGGGAGTGAGGTTCAGCATTTCTGGTCACGCGCTCAAGGATGTCGTGAAGATGGTTAACGGGTCAGACTTTGATTATGCTGCTTATCTCGACGCAGTTCCTACGAAGGTATTCGTCGGAGGTTGTGTTTCGATCTTCAATAACACAGGGTATGATGCGGTTGCACAGACAGATTCCGCGTCCATCAGTATAGGCAACAACATCACCAAACTCGGTAATTGTCTGAAACTCAATTACTCCTCATACGCTATGGGTTCGTTGGTGTACGATGTATCAACATCTACTTACAGTAATGACCCCAACAAATACCTCAAATACCTTTATGGGTATGCTGAGAATTTCGCTGACGGTGGAACATATTACATCGGTAAACAGCCCGTTCCCATCGGACATATGAAAATCCGCACGGATGATACCTCCGCAAGACAAGAGACTGCAACTATGTTTATGGACATCAATATGACCGATGTCTATGTCGGAGATATGAGTAATTCCTACTCCGTGGACACGGCCATTATGGATGAACCCTCACTCAGACCTCAGAAGGTCTACGTGGCTGTGGGTTATACCGAGTCTTCTTGATAAACTTTATATACTCCGAGGGCATTAATACTCTCGGAGTATAAACTCATTAGGTGAAAACTATGGCTAAAACATTCATTCCTAAGGTAAATCACAAGGATATCGACCTTTCTCTTTGGGGTGGAGAGGGAACACTCAGGCTTAAAGCAATGTCTGGATCCACTTCTGCAAGACTCACTGAGGAATTAATCAAACGCGGAAAACAGGAAGGATTCACCATCGAACAGATTCAGGCACATCCCGAGGAATTCGATGCGATGTTCAACGTTCCTATGGCGATGATTGCCGTTCAACTCTGTGCGGAAGTACAGGACGATTTCGGTGTATGGAGAAAACTGACTGAGGAAGAAGTGGAGGATATTCCTACAAACTTCCTTGCTTATCTCTTTGAGGAATTACAGGGGATGAATGAGTTCCCTTTACCTCAGACCGCTGGGGCGGAGTCGAGTTAAGAGCGATAGAAGCTTATCGCAGAGGGGTTGTCAAAGGCACAGACAATCCTGAAATTCAATACTTAACCGTTAAGGCTCAGTGGATGATGAACGGAGGTAGGACAGAGGAGGAATGGGAGAACCTTCCCCTGTCTACCGTTAAACTTCTTACAGTCGATTATTTTGCAAAAGAAGAAAGACAAATAGATATATTCGCGGCTGGGATAGGAAAAGCGTTTAGTCCCAAGGATAAGTCAGGTGGGGTTTAATGGTAGAGCAAAGACCAGCAAGTAATCGTCAAGTCAGAGATTACAGCATATATCTTGATACGGATAAATTAATACGTAATGTTCGTTTAGATTTACAAGATGTAAACAAGACAATTAGGATATTAGAAAAAAGGGAATCTAAAAATAAAGATACTATCAAGAAAATTAGCGGATATAGGACAAGAGTAAGTAAGTATTGGAAATTATCAGATTTTAAACGCGGGATTAATGAATTAAATCGTTTAACTAGAGAGTACGCATCAAATCCTACTATTGAGGGTGCAAGGGCATTAAAAGCTGCAGCGACAGATTTTGAGAATAATATATATCGCGTGCATTCTTTAAGGGTAGCCCAAGCAGGAGCGGTTTTATTAGATCCTTCTGCGCAATCTACTTTTTATTCTAGGGTTGCTGTAGAGTTAGCGAACAGACAGATTTCTCGTAGACATTACTTAGATGGCACACCATCGATTTTACAAAACACTGCGTTCCGTAATAAGGTATATGGGTACGGCAGTAAAGGGAATGCAGGCCCTGCTCGTATTAAAGTACAAGAACAGGATATATTGAATACTCCTGAAAAGATGGAGCAATTTTTCACAAGTATTTCAAATCCACAAGTTCTTAGAAATGCCGTTGCTAAATCAGGTACAACCACTCAGGGCACGATGAGTCATACTTATACTGCTCCCAAGAAAGTAGTCAGTGTGTGGGGGCAAAATAGGACTCCTTCGACAAATATGTCTGTAGGGGCACACTCATTGTTACTTGGTATGCAAGGGGGCGCACAGGGTGGCACTCCCTCTTCTCAAGTCATACCTATTACAGGCGGAACGGCGGGTACGCCAAAATCTCCCGCATCTGCGAGTGCGGTAATAAGCGGATTCAATGGACAGGCTTGGGCTACAAAAAGATTCCTTCGTGCGGAAGCAAGGCGTAATGCATATGCAAATGCTTCTAGTTTCTTTCTTAAACATCAGGGCACAATGCGCCCCACATTTGAAGATCCGCAGTATATAAACGCATCTAGTTTCTTCCTTAAACATTGGGGCACAATGCGCCCTACATATACCGATCCCGAGTACGCGGATGCGTCTGAATTCTTCAAAGAACACGAAGACACAATGCGTAATATTGCTCCAGTAAAGAAGAAAGAAGAAAAGGAAAGAAAATCTTTATTGAAATCTATCGAAATCCTCTATCGTCCTTTGATTAATCTTGTCAAAGGATTAGGTGACATTGCCAAAGAAGCCAAACATATGGAATTGGCAATGAGCAGTCTCGCATCTGCCTTAGGCAATCCCTTTGAGGAGTCTACATTAGCTGCGATCACCGATTTCGGTGGGGCAGGAGCAAATACGGCTCTCGGCGGTCTTGGTGCAATCGGCGGTACAATCTCATCTGTCGGCGGTGGTATCGGCAGGATGGCTAACGATACTTGGGGTCTTCGCGGTAAGGGAATAGCATTCGGCGGTGTGCTAACTGCAATATCCGCAGTGATGGGTGTTGTCGGCGGGGCTATTTCAGCAGTAGCAGGAATAGTCAGTTCTGGATTCGGAATGGCTAATACCCTTCTGAAATCAATCAATAAAATCACACTCAAGATTCTATCTACATCCCCATTATTCGAGACTATCAAGAACATCTTGAACCTTGCGTTCACAATGGCATTCCTGCCTGCAATGACCCTGTTGCAGGGTAAACTCCTACCAATCTTCACGGGGTTACTGAAATCAATGACTGATTTCGGAAGCAGTTTTGCCACATTGTTTACCCGTGAGAGAATAGATTTAGTTGTCACAGCATTTAAGGGTATAATAGGATCGATTGTTGACTTCTTCAACAACAATAAAGAGAATCTTGCTGAAATGATTACTCAGATGATCCTCGTCCTTCCTGAAATGATGAAGATGCAATTGGGTATCATCGAATTATTTGTCAATAATAAAGATAAGATACTTAATCTTGTGAATAAAACGATAGACGTATTGAACACATTTATCGATCAGGGGTTATTAAACGAATTGTTCTATTTTATGGAGAGTACACTTAATTTCCTCAACAAGCACGGTGTAGAGATTGCTGGGGCAGTGATTTCGTTAGCGAAATTTATCACAGGGGCTACGGATTTTGTTGCAGATTATCCCAAATACCAAGTAATGCAAGGCGGTATGGCTGTTGCAAAAGCAAACAGAGGAGATATTCTCGGGGCCTTGGGAGAATTTGGGAAAGGTGTACTTAGTTGGGCAACGATGGGTGGCATAAAACTTGCATCTGGCGGATACGTTCCCGCAACCCCCGGCGGAGTGCCTGCAATCATCGGAGAGGGTGGAGAGGGAGAATATGTCATTCCTGAATCTAAACTCAACAGTATCGGGGGCCTTACTGTGGTGTTCTCAGGTACGGTTTACGGTATGAACGATTTCAAACAACAGGTGCGCAGCATTATGAACGAATACACGACCAAAGCGAATTTCAGGTGATGTAATGAGTCTCGATTACAATTCTCATTCATTCTGGCTGTCCTCAGCACCTACGCAAGTAACATATTATTCTACGTACACCGCATACTCTATGCCCCCCGATTCCTCCTTCTTCTATCTCGGTGGAAGTCTATCATTCAGTTATTCCAATACTTACTCCGCCACGATTACGG